CCCGAATACCCGACATGGGGGCTTCGGGTCAACGGGGGTGTAACATGACATACCTGGTCCCGGCATGGGAACCCTGCGAATGCTGCGACGACTACGTGTGCAACATACACATTGGACACCATGTCCATGATTGTAGTTGCCCCGGCATTAACGAGTGGGTAGAGCATGGCGTATTCCCGTATGCCGACTGCCTCGACCCGGATGGCCGTATCATCAATGACGCTGGTATTGTCGTGCATATTGATACAACTAGCAGTTGCAATAACAAACTAGCAGTGATAGATTAAGCAACATCAACCAACCGAAACAAGTAAAGGGGTAAAGCGAAATGAGTGATCCAACCAAACAACCGGGAACAGTGAGCATCAGGGACTACTTCGCTGGGGCTGCTTTGTCCGGGCTACTGGCCCGACAATCTGTCGGCATGTCTCCGAGAAGTCTTGCTGAGTTCGCCTATCAAATGGCAGACGCCATGCTTGCGGCCAGACAAACAACCAAAACGGGAGAATAAAACCGTGAACACGACTTTCCTTCTCATGGCAGAGTTCGGCTCCTGCCAGGTACCGCTGGACGACATTTGCCAGAAGTACCTGAACATGAGTCCGAGAATTGCCGAACGCCGGGCTGCTGAGTACGCCCTGCCGTTCCCCTGCTACCGGGCGGGTAGCAAAAAAGGTCCGCTGTTGGTGGACGTTAACGACCTTGCCTCTTACCTGGATGACCAGCGTAAGTCGGCAAGGAAAGACTGGGAGGCGGTAAACCGATGAAAGCGTTTGATATTGAAAAAGCGAAAGCCGGAGCGAAGGTAATCACCCGACGAGGCTTACCGGTACGCATACTCTGCTTTGACCTGAACCACAGCTACCCAATAGTGGCCGCTATTGGCGAAAGCGAACAGGACGACGTTCAACAATTTACAGATGGTGGCCGCTGGAGTAACTGCGGTAGCGATGACGAATACGACCTGTTAATGGCCCCCGAGAAACGGTACGTGGCCGTTTGGCTGAAGAACAACGGGAACTCTGCCGTACACCCTTTGACTTTCGTAAGCGAGGAACTGGCACGAGCAGCTCTGTACCCACTCAGCGGCTATCAGATAGTGGAGTTCGACGTATGAAGACTGCCTACCATTGGAAACTGAAAGACCTCAAAGAAGCCGCCCTGCCGTACCAACACCGGTACCAGTTCCGGGACGGCAACATGAACGCCTACCGGGCTGCGCTTTATCACGGACTGCTGGATGTCGTGTGCGCTCACATGACATACCGTAGGACACCGCCCAAGTGGACTGTCGAAATGCTCACCGCAGAAGCGGCGAAGTATCAGACCCGATGGGAGTTTGGCAAAGGATCGCCTAACGCCTACGGTGCCGCCCACCGCCGCAAGCTGATAGACCAGGTGTGCGCCCACATGGAGCCGAAGATATGAACAAGTACGCTGAGCACTCGAAGCAGGGGCAGGCCCGACAGGTGTTGTACGGCAAGATTTACCAGCCGGGGTTCGCCACCTGCCTGAAGAAGCGCGTCCACGAGGACGAGCAATCGGCAATGAAGTTCCTGGCCGAGAACGGACACCCCGGCCAGCCCTATCGCTGCCCACACTGTTATCGCTGGCACATAACGACCAAGGGGGTATTCAGTGGTTTATAACCGGAAACAACCGAGAACAGAAGAGGAAAAGGACAAACTATCCGAAACTTGTTTCCCTGGAAGGTACAGCTCCGACAAGCCCTGCCCAAAGTGCGGCGGGACCCGCAGGTACGAGCGTTCGGGACTCTGCGTTGCCTGCTCCCAGGAACACAACAGAACCAAGTACGGCACTGGCATGTACGATATTGCGGAAGAAAAAACCACAGACGGGCGCACGAAGCTGGTTATCGCCCCGAAAGGCGGCGACTGCGAACAATGGCGGAGAGCGGCTGCTTCAGGAAAGACGCTGCGCCAAAGGCGATATGCGATTGAAGCTGAGTTGGAACTGGCACGGATCGAGAGAGAATATCGTGGGTATGACGAATGAGCTACAACATCGAACGCGCCAAGGAAATGCTGCGTCTTGCAGCGGAGTACATAGAGAAGTACCCGGATTTTACTATTGAATACGACGAAACGACCTGCGACGGCTACTGCCTCGCAGAAGACTGCCGAACAGCGGCGAGCATGTTGGAGACAGACGAATGACCGAATTACAGCGTTACGGAATTTACGTTGACCACTCCTACGGCGAGCCGAGTCTGTCCGTTGAACCTGAATCGGATGGTGAGTGGGTACTGTATGAAGATGTCGAGAAGCGCATGGCTGAATTGGAATCGGCTGTAAAAATATATCGGGAAGGAGTTGTAGACCGCCTCATGGCATACGTTGCGCCGGGAGACGACGAATGAGGATTCAATACAAAGGAACGAAGTTGGAAAGAGTGCTCCGGGAGGCCGAACTAATAGATTTTGTGTTCTGCAACGAACAGGAGATTGAGGAAATGCTGTTGGAGGCCAAGATTAAAAAACTGGAACCTAAACAAGGGTTCGCCTGGTTTAGCATCGGGCGCATAACTTTCTATTTGGAAGAGGGAGACGAAAGGTGAAAGTCATTAACGGTCACGTGAATGTTTTGGTAGACGACGACGGTGTTGTTAGAACAGCACGAGAACTGGTTGAAGGGCTTGTTGAAGCGGGGAAGCATATCGCCAAGACTGAATCGGAGCTAAGGGCAAGCCTGCAAGCCTTGCATAAAATGGCTACGGTGGCAGCCCAAGCAAAAGGGCGCATTACCGAGTTGGAATCCGCACTTGCTGGATTTACGGAAGAAGCGCCGATAAATTGGGACGCCGCGTCCATTCCGCAATCGGTACCGTTCGACCCTGAAAACCAGGTACACAGAAATCAGGCCGTTGGCAGTATGTCTGTGGGGTATGCACGAATATACGCAGCCCGAAAGCTGCTCAATTTACCAAAGCCGGGGGTGGAAGGTGAGTGATTGTGAGCTGTTTAAAACAAGGGCTATGGAAAAGATAGGTCAACTTAAAAAGCAAATAGCCGAACTCGAAGAGGAAAACAACTTGAATGAGTCGGAAATAGCCCGACTCGAAGAACAGTTAAGGAGTACAAAAGTGAGCTTGATCAGAACAACCGACAGCCGGGGAAACCGTGTGCTGATAACTTCCGCTGCTGTTGCGACAGTTACCGAGGCCGACGCCTCGTCGCAGTACCACGGAACCAGATCCATAATCCGACTGCTGGACGGTCGGGTGATCGAGTCAAGGGACGGTTGCCGGACAATAGAAGAACAGATGGTTCAGACGGTAGGGGGTGAGTAGTGGAAATAGAAATACTCGGTAAAAAGTACACCCAGCAAAGTCTGGATTCCAGCGGTATGCCCCCCAGCATGCCACCAGGTACGCGGGTTGTCTTCTGCCCTAATAAGGACGACTCGAAAGAGGGTACGGTACTGTACCAACGGCTGCACTTCGACTGCGCGGAATCCTTCTTCGGTAATGTCATCGTAAAGATGGACGACGGCCAGCATATCGATGGGAACTGCTGGCAATTTCGGGAAGTCGGAAAGCCACACATTTGGGATAAGACAGGAGAAACCGAGTGAAAAAGACCTTGTTACTAGCATTGTTGCTAACAGGCTGCGCTGAACCAAAAGGCTCCACCGAACCGCTGGTCCTGTTCAGCACCATAAACGGCATGGCGATGTTCGAGTTAGATGGCAGTCACATAATGGTTGCTGGTGTGTATGAAATGCGAATCAACCCGATAGAACCGAAAGGCTGCTATAAAGTCACCGTTTACTACATAAACAACGGTGATCCACACCAAACACCGAACAAGTTCTGTACAGAGGGGGCTGAATAGCTATGAAAGTAAGAATGGCATTGAACATAGGGCTTTCCGGGTGCAAGCGCGAGGAAGTGATCGAGATCCGGGATGAAGAACTAGGTGCCGCGTGATGGAGTACCACTTCAATCAACCTGAGAGACTTCCACCCGTAGGCTGCTGGCTTCTGATACAGTTACCAGACGGTAGTACCCTGAAAGTGCGCCGTACCGGGTACATAGCATCCAAGGATCGCCTCATGTCGTATCAGATGGAGGACGGCACGATAATCAACGCACGATTTAGGTGGACTTATACTTAACTGAGCGAAAGACTCCGGCGTTCAGGCCGGAGATGTAAGCGATTCTAGTCCGGGCGGTTCTGCTGCTCTATGTACTGTCTCAGACCAGCGTGAAGGTGTGGGAGAAAACGCGACTTGTCAATCCGTCCCGTACCGACTCCACCTCTACCCGGTGCTGTCCGGAGTAAACCGTAGGCCCCGGACGGATGGTCGCAGTAGTCACAGACAACCCGGTTTGCGTCTCTACCAAAGCGTTGCTGCTGTTGTAAACACGGACTGTGTAAGTGACGCCAGGCTCCGGCCCGATGTTGCCAGCCGTCCAGGCCGACAGAGGACTTACCGTCTGAAGCGTTCGGTCGCGGTGCGCCCAGGTGACGACAACATTGTTGCTTGCCGTGACGGTAGTCGGAAAGTACGACCCCGCGATCTTGACATTGCCGGGAGGGTATGGTCTGGCAAACCGGTTGTCCAGGGTGATACTCACCGCAGTAGCCGAACCGATTGCCAGCACTGACCCAGGACACCTGGTCAACGCCTTGTAGAAGACCTGCTCCCCACTCACGCGAACTTCTGCGTCATACCCGGCCAGACCGTCTGCCAGAATAAAGATACTCGCGCCTGCTGTGTGTGACTGAGGCAGGCTGTCCAGCACCCCGCGTCGTACCGTAATAGCTGTGTCACTGAAGGACACCAGCTCCATTATTTCCTCACCGACGTAGACCAGCCCTCCTGCTGCGATCTGGCTGAACAGGGACGGCCCGGAAATAGACAAGACCGTGGCTGAGTAGTCAACCGTAGTAACGAGTGTGCAGTGCGGGGTCCAGTTCCCATTGCCGATTGCGGTATAGGTACTGTTGTTCGGGGACTCCCGCATTTCGTAATTGCTGCTGCTCAACTGCGGGGTTTTCGCCAGCAACATACCGAAGCCGAACTCTGCCGCGTAGTCGTTCCGGTCGCTACTCGATGTCCGCTTCACTACGCTGTAGTAGGGTACCTCGACAGCCCGTTGGACGGTAGCCGGAAGTGCGACACCGCTGTTATCAACCCACCCCACAGGAGGCGAGGTTACGTAGGACACAGAAGGCAGGCCGAACACGTCCTCCACTGCCTCAATCCGGATAGTGGCCGACTCCAAATCCCCCACGTCCATAACGGCAACCCGACAAGCCAATCCGGAAATCCCGAGGTCCGGCCAGTTCAACACGAACACGTCGCCTTCATAGATACCGTAGGCTGCCCGAGTTGCAGTAATCGAGACTTTCGCCAGGCCCCGGCTGCGGCTTTGCAACTCGCGCTGTGCCACTCTCGCGGCCATGTCGGGATCACGAATACCGGGAAGCTCTATCTCCTGCGAGATTACCCTGCCCTGATTCTGGATGGACGCCAGGTCTTGCACCGTCACCGCGTCCAGCTCCCCATTATCTATACGAGTGTATTTTAATGTTACCTCGTTGACTATCTCCCCGGCTCCCGCCCTGCCAAGGCTTTCCAGGTTGCAGTTCGACGGGCTGAGAACCGGCAAGGTTCCCACGTCGTAGTCGTCCCGAATGACAGACAGGAAAAGCTGCCCGGTCGTGCGGTCCTGGTTCAACGCGCCGTTGAAGTGGCGCAGTATGGACGCCACGAAATCCTCAATAGTGGAAGTCTGGTTCCAGGACAGGCTTATCCCGAAGTTCTCAGTGAACAGAACGTCCGCCGCTGCCTTGAACCGCACATCGTCCAGATCATTTATGGGGTACCCAAGACCCCATGAGGCATTGGTCAGGCATTCGTAAATGATATGTACCGGGTTGGCGTCATTGCCTATCCTGGCCTTGGCTGGGTACCACTTAGGGTACCGCCTCAACTTGACTTTGGGAGGCTTGAAGTAGGGGTTTATAGCAGACCAGGCAAACCCGATTTGCGACAGGTACCCGCCGAAAAACATCGACATCACGCCCCGGTAGGCAGGAGACACGCCGAGCGCCCCTGATGTCGCCAGGGAGGCGGATAGTTTGGCCGGGGTAGTCTGCGTAGCTCCCCCCAGCATCACGTCAACCGTTCCCGTCCAGCCGCCCTCGCGTTCTTCGCCACCGAACAGGTTGCCTTGCAGGATGTCTATCTGGCCGTTGGCCGTCACCGATCCCGTCCAGGCTACACGCTCACCGCCTTGAATCTCTACTATCTCGTCAATGGGTCCGTGCGCGAACGTCAGCAGCACGTCCATGTAATACCAGTACCCAACGACGACATCCCCACCACCGCCACTACCCATTATTATTCTCCTTCACAAACGCTACCAACTGGATAGCCAGGTCATCGCCGGTAGCCAGAATAACCTCTTCCGGCAAGCCCTCCGCCATGAACAGCGACCAATCCAGTCCATGCCGGTTAAAGAACTCCCGCGCTCCTTTGTTGCAGTATTTCATCCGTCGCATGTCCATGTGGGTGATTATCACTTCTTGCCGCCTGACTTGACGATGGCCCGAGTGTTGGCGTTGCCCCAATACGCTATGTGCGGGTCTTTTATCCAGACCTCCCCGAAGACTACCGGTATCGGTGTGCCGTCTTTCGTAGCCGGTATGTCCAATGAACCTGCTGTCGGTGACTCGCTTTTCGGTTTGGGTGTAAGCAGGTAGGCGACAGCGTTTATTGCAATCGATATGAGTACGGCAACAAGTATTTCCACAACACCTCCTAGTAGATTGGGGTACCATCAAACGGGTTTTTGGTTGGTGTGTGAGGGAACCCGCCGTAGTTTTGGTGATTGTTGAATTTGGCCTGGCAAATGCCAATGGACTTGTCGCACCCGGGGAACGCGCTCACCGTCAGCCCGACAGCCAGCCCTACTTGAGCGCCAAGCAACGTGAGTTGCCCGGTAGACCCTACGCTGGACAGAATCGCCCGGCGTTCCTGCGCTTGCGTAATGGGGTTTGTCCATTGGGCGTAGCCACCGGCAAACCGGTTGTCCGTACCGTGGACAGCCGCAGGCAGTAGCATGGTATTGGTAGTGAACGATGACACCGGACCCATGACTTTGTAAGTGGTGTTGCTCACCTTGCAGTCCGCACCGTAGAGGACGTGCGGACATTGGCGTTGGAAATTACGACGCAGGCCAAAGGTCTGAAGGGAAGTCCGGATCGGCTCACAGATCAGAGTCACTTCGGTCTGTGACCAGTCCACGTTGAGCACCCGGCCCTTCCAGATGACAGCCGTTTCGCCGTCCGTTCTGTGCTTGCGGTAGATGGTCAGTGACACTACACCAGACGGAACACCGGCTTTAAACAGTTCGGCTACCGGCAAGTCGCGCTGCGCCTTTATCTCAAGACTGGCTTTGCCGAGGTCTGCTGTGTACTCGATACCCGCCCGTTTGATCGCCCTGGCGAGGTATTCGATGACACCCACAACCACGTTGTCATCGGCACTTGTGTAGTAATAAGACGACACCCCGGCGTAGTTAAACTGGTATAACTCAACCGGAGTGCCTAAATAGGCGGTTTCAGCAGCCAAAAATGTCATCGACTTACTACCTGAAAGGTTAATTCACACTCAGCGACAGTGGTTGTCAACCACTTGAACGCCACCTGGTCGGACGCCAGCCGAACCAACGGGCAGACCGTAATCCGCTTTGCAGTCTGTTCAGTTATCAGGGTGCCAGGGCTGGTCGCAATCTGCACGTCAATCAGCCCCGAGAGGTTGAGACTGATGTCGGTCATGCGTCGGACGATGGTTCCTGCGTCGGTCGTTTCGAACAATACCGCGATGGGGTGACGCTGCGGGAAAATCCCCATGTCGGAATGGTTGTCGTGGATCTGGAAACCCGTCCCACCGCTGGCGAGGATACCGGACAACCGGAAGTCGTCACTGAACAAGTTAACGAATACCGGCGTGTGTCTGCCCTTCAACCGGCCCAGCATTGACCTGAACACCTCGATGTCGGCCCGGCCATCCAACAGGTAACGCAAGCGGTACCCGGTTGATGGGTAGTCGCGGCTGATGGCACGAAGGAGTATCCCGGAACTGTAGTCGATTTCCTCTACCGGGTAGTCGAACAGCATGTCCAGACC